GTCTCGCAATAGTAGTCGAGGTCGCCGGGGAGAAGGCCGTTGCCTGACTGCGCGATCCGCTCCGCCTTGTCGGAGTCGTACCTCTTGCCTTTGATGACCTTGTTCATGATCCCTCCTTAGAAGATGTGGACGCACACGGGGTCGCCGATGACGACCTCGCCCTCGTCCTCGCCCATCTCGTAGTCGTTGCCGCACACGATGGCGGCGTGCTCGCCGAAGTAGAACCCGTGGATCGGGCTGTGGTCGTCGGCGTGCATGTCGATGCGCGCGCTCTTGACGGTGGTGGCCGACAGGCCGTCCAGCTCTTCATCGGTGTCATCGCCGTCGTCCCATACGTGGGAGAGGCGGTCGATCTCGCCGAGCTCGAACGGCTCTTCCTGGGTGCGGATCGCGACTACGGCGTACTCGCCGATGTACCGTTCCGCTGCTTCCCTGATCTGCTCGATGCTCGGCTTCATCCTCTTGCCTTTCCTCGTTCCTTTCAATGCACCCATTATAGCATACGTATATATAAACGTAAATATGTTATACGTTTATATATACGAAATTATGCGACAAGAAAAGCCCGCCGAGGCGGGCTTCCGAAAGCTTCAAACGCTACCAGCGGGAGCATTCTCCGTACTTGGAAGAAATGAGCAACGCTAGAAGCTCAACGAACGTCATGACGCACAGGACGAGCAGTATCATGAACGCGAACGCCTCATACCCGTTGATCGGGATGAGCACGCCGAAGAACAGCATCCAGAGCCACGCGAAGAACAGCAGGACATGGGCAACGCCGAGCCATTTCTTTCCGGCGTAGAAGTCGTGCCCTCCCCACACTCCGAGGAACAGCCACAGCAGCAGCGCGTACAGCTTGCGCTTGCCTACGGGCTCGACCATGGCGGTCGCGGTCATGCCGACGCCGTACAGGCCGTTCGGGAACGGAACGCCGGCCACCTGGTACGCGTACTGGCACGCGCCGACCCACTGCGGGTTCTGCGACCTCTCGAACACACCGAACGTCCCGTCGGCGTTGAGTCCGACGTACTGGCTCTGGGTCATGGCCGCCTGGGCGTCGCTGATATTCGCGTACTGCATGGCTCCCCTTCGACAAGATGATAACGACGATTAGATATTACAGCACCGGGTCACCGGGCACAACTCCCCAAGCCTCCTTGACCGCCCTTTCGTAGATGCTCTCCCGCCAGCGGTCGCGGTGAAGCACCTCGCCGTGCTCTGACACGAGGCCGCGGAGACGCGCCTGCTTCGCGCGCACGGCCTTCCGCGCTTCCGAGTCGTCGATCCCAGCCGCCCTCAACGCCGCGCCCTTGCGTTTCAGCTTCCGGATGTCGTTCTCGATGCGGCGCTGCTCGCCCCTCAGCTCGCGCACCTGCTCGTCGTCGTACCCGGTTCCCTCCAGCGGGTCGCCTCCCCACCTGCGCTTCTCGCCCAGCCTGTAGATCCGCACCATGTGGTTGCAGTTGTAGCCGCCGATGCCGTTCACCGGATCGCCAACCCTGCACGCCTCGTAGTAGTTCGGATGCCCTGGCGACGATCCGTGCAGCATGTACACGCGCCCCTGCCACGCCGCATGGCTCTCTCGGGCGCCTGGATGGCTCGACACCTCGACGTACTCGGCGCCGGAAGCCTCCGCGATCCTCAGCGTCTGCTTGCCCAACTCGTCGAGCGCCACCGACCTGGCGTTGCGGCGCAGCCCGACGTCTATAGGCACGTTGACCGTCGCGCCGTCCCTGCGCACGTACGAGGTGTACGATATCCCGCGCTCGGCCAAGCGCCCGATCTCGTCTGCCATCGCGTCGCGGTGCGCCTCGCCGCCCCTCACGCGCAGCCCTATGCGGCTGACGGCCTTGACGTACTCTGCCCGCGCGTTGTCGCCCATCATGCGCGCGGCCTCGGAGGCTGCCGCAGATGCATCGACCGCAAGAGTCCGTGCGACGGAAACGGCATCGGAAACCACGCCCTCGACGATCGTCGCGCCGTCTGCGGCGTCTTTCGCGTCCCTCGCGGCTCCCAACACCACGGCTCCCACTATGTCGCGCTTGACGGCCTCTGACAGCTTCGGAGCGGCAGAGGCGACCGCGCGGTCGATCCTCAGCTTGAGCGACAAGGCCGATGCGTAGGGCGCGGCAAGATCGGCGCGGGAAAGCTCGGATGCGACTATCGCGAGCAACGCGGCCTCGAGCTCGCGCCCGGCCTCGGCACCCTCGTCCCCCACGCGCTCGGCCTCGTCCGGATCGAGCATGGCTAACCCATCAGTGGATCGCGCAGCTCGATCCCACTCGGCGCGTTCTTCTTGGCGGTCTCCTCGTCCTCGCCGTACCACTTCATGCGGTACTCCCACGCGTTCATCGTCACGCCGACCTCGGCCATGTCCTGCGCCTTCTCGGCTGCGGTGTCGGTGATGATGCTGTCGTCGAAGTTGACGGTCACCTCGCCCTCGGGAGGAAGGTCGGCGCCCATGAACTCACGGGCGCAGTGAAGGATCGCGTGGCTTATTTGGGCGATTGAGCCCTCCAACAGGTTCTCGTGCTTGCGGATGTTTCGCATCAGCGCGGAGTTGTCGCTGCTCACCTCCGTGGCGGTCTTGATCCCCCCGTGCTCGTTGATGTCGAAGTAGCTCAAGCCGAAGCCGGTGAGGTCGCCTAGCGTCTGCAACGCGGTGCGGTACGCCTGAACCTGCTCATTGGTTCGCAGACCGGGCGCGAACTCCTTGATCACGTCGTCGTTGCTCTGGATCTTGCGGAACACGACGGCATCGCTCTTGCCGAACGGCACCGCCTGGCGCTCGCCGTTACGGTCCTCCACGTTCTCGAACATCGTGTCGCCGAGGAAGATGCGCATCTTGCCCAGGTCGATCTCGTTGAAGATGGCGTCGTACGCTAGGTCGACCGACTTCACCGCGTCGATGGCATCCTCGAAGATGCTCATGCCGTACGGCGACAGATCCACCAGGGTGTTCTCGATCGCCGGTTTGACGATCGAGAACGTTGGCGTCTCGCACTTCGTCGAGAGGTCGTCCACCATGCCCTCGACGCTCACGATTCCGCCGTCGAGGTCGAAGAACACGGTGCGGATATGGTACCCGTCCGCCTCCATCGTGTGCATCTGCAACTGGTCGAGCATCGTTCCCCTGATCGACACGCGCGTGCAGAACGCGCACTCCGACACACCGTCGTCGTCCCACGACAGCGGCACGGTCATGCGCGCGTCGTAGCGCCTCGGAATGATCTTACCGCGCTCGGTGTCGATCCACACCGCCCAGGCCGCCGTTCCGAGCGCGAACGCCTTCTGGACGTTGCCCTGTCCGAGCGCGTAGAAGTTCACCGACGTGAAGTAGTCGGCGAGCCATTCGGTGCAAGCCTGGTCATCGACGCTCGCCGTCGTGTTGTCGTTGAGCAGCAGCGACGCCCATTCGGTGGCAACGTGCTTGGCGGGCTTGACGGAGAGCCGGTGGACATGGAACCGGCGCCCGTTGGAATCCACGTCGTGGTAGTCGTAGAAGTCGCCCGTAGAGCGCATCCAGCCGTACCACCTGTCGATATGCCCCTCCATGTCGCAGCATGCCAGAGGATACCCGGCCTTGTCGATGTAGTCTTTGACGTGCTGCGGTATGCGGTACTCCGGATTGCTCGCGGCCATCATCTGTCCCTTCTCGCATCTTCCATCACGGCATATCTCACGGCGTCGATGGAGTGGTCGTTTCCATCCGGGATCTCGTCGACCCACTCGTCGTTCCGGTCGCGCTCGAACTCCTTAAGGCTGAACTCCTCGAACGTCAGCGGGCACCTGTCGGGATCGATGACGATCTCGCGCAGCCCTGCCAGCCACCGGTACGACAAGTCGCGCATGTTGCCCTTTCGGGCGGGTCGGGCGTTGATCCCAAACTTGCGCCGGTACGTGGCCATCTGCTGCTTGCCGTCGGCCGTGTCGTCGCACCACACGGTCTGGGCGTGGTACCTAGGCTCATCGCCATCGCCGTCCGGGTACGTCAGCGCATCGAGAACTATGCGCCCGGTGTCACGAGCCTCCTTGCGGTGCGCCGAATGCTCCTCGTAGACGTACAGCCTGCGTCCTCCGAGGTCGAGGCTGCACCGCACGAACCGCCACGGGTCGGGGAACCAGCCCCAGTCGACCCCGTTGCGGAAATGGTCGAACGATGCGATCTCCCTGTCGGTTATGCCTCGCCCCGAGATGTTGTCGAACACGCTGCCGCCGGTGCCGGTTATCTCCCCCAGCAGCTCCCAGCGGTAGGCTTGCTCGTTGGTTTCCATGAGCCATTCGGCATCCTCGACGAACGGCTCGCCCAGCCATTCGACGCGCCCGCTCTCCACGACGTCCAGGTACGTGCTGTGGTGAACAACCGCGGACGGCTTGCGCCCCATCTCAAGCGCTTGCTTGTTGACCCACGACCACAGGGTCTTGGGCGGGTTGTACGAGTAGAACGTCCAGAACTCGGCGCCGCCGCGCTTGAGCGACTTGAGCGCGCTTCGGATAGCCTCCCAGCCGGAGAACTGGTCGACCTCCTCGAACCACTGGACGGCGCAGTACCCCGTGACGAACTTCACGCCCTTGATCTTGAGCGGGTCGTCCATGCCTCGGAACACGATCTTCTGGCCGGTCGGCAGGTACGTCAGCTCCATAGGGCTGACGCTCGCCTTGAAGTACCCGGACAGGCCGAGCGCGCCGACGGCCCAGAGCATCTGCGTGTAGACGGAATCGCGCAGCGTGTTGCTGAAACGGCGGATCACGACCGCGTTCGCCCACGGGAACATCGTGACCAGAAGAACGATGCACAGGCTGATGAAGCTCGACTTCGTGGATGCGCGCCCGCCCTTCATCCAGTACTCGGAGTGGCGGTGGCGCAGAACGTCGTCGAGCAGCCCGTCGAACGCGCCGATGATCAGGTTAGCGACGTTGATCTTAGGCATCTATCTCGCTGCGGTCGAAGTAGAACCTCGGCGCCGCGTCCACGTTGACCTCCGCCACGGGCTCGTCACTCTGGTCGAGGTGCTGCTTGCCGAGCCATATGAGCATGGTACGGTCGCCGTCCATAGCCTTCTTGAACTGCTCGCGGCGAAGGCTCATGCGCCCGTTCGCGCTGAACTTTTTGAAAGCGTCCGAAAAACTCACCTTCGTGGCCGTGCCCCTGCGCTTGTGCCCGGTGATCTCCTCGTACAGATGGTCGTTGATGAGCCTCACCAGGGTGTCGCTGTTCACGCCCATGACCGAGCAGATGTCCTCCTCGGTGTTGAACTGCGCGCAAAGGCTCTTGAACGTCTGCTTGTCCTTCTCGCCCCACACGATCTTCGGACGCCCGCCCGGGTGCTTCGCCCTAGCCATGCTTAGCCCACTTCTCGTGCAGCATCTTCGGCACCAGCTTGCGCCAGTTGACCTTGTGGTGGTATCTGCCGAACCGGATCACGAGCTTCGCAGCGCTCGGGGCCACCAGCACGGGATACGCGCTCTTGCGCACCGTCCCCTCCGCCTTGTAGATATCCGTCATTCCCCCGTCCTCGGACTGAGTGGGCATCGGATGCAGGCTGAGGAACTTCAACGACATCTCGTAGCCGCCCCTGCGGTACGTCTCGATGGCGTTGATGAGGTCGTCGTTCATCCTCCCGCGCCAGACGGTGAACAGGTCGAGGGTGGATGGCAGGTTGTGGGCGTTGAACACACGTGAGCCGAAGCGCTTCGCCTTGTCCGGGTACGCCTCGCTCGACAGCTGGAACCCCGCGTTCTGCAAGCCAGCCCTGTAGCCGAACTCGGCGATCTTAAGCATCTCGGCTTCGAGAACGGCGCCGTCCTTGATCCGCTCGTTCTTCGTGCATTCGGAGTTGACGCGCCAGAAGCTGTCGTAGTCGTCGTCGAGCTGCCAATGCCTCAGCTCGCCCCTTGCCTCGCTGATGGCCCTCGTGGCGTTCCGCACGGGAACGGCGCCGGACGGCATCTTATCGAAGCCGAAGTTGTCAAGCGTGTCCGTGCGCGTGATCTCGTCGTGCCAGTCGAACACCAGCACATGTTCGCCCCAGTTGCCGCGGTATTCGTCCAGCTTGTCGTCGTTCGTCCCGCACACGATGAACCATTGCCCGGGATAGTCCAGCTTCACCAGCGTCTCGGCCGTCTTGCATGACGGACGACCCTTGCTGATTATGTAGATGGTATTGAGCTTTTCAAGCGCTTCTGCCTTATCCACGCGCCCACCTCGCGCTCAGCACCTTCGGCAGTGAATCATTCATGATACCCCCCCCCCCCAGGCAATCAACGATATCGGAGAAGCCGTGCTCGATCAGCTGGTCGCGGTCGAGCAGCACCAGCCCCATAGCCTCGAACGCGCGCTGCTCTTCGGGGGTCGCCTGGTACGCGTAGTAATCGGCGATCTTCGCGAAGTCGAAGTCGCAGAACCACGCCGCGCGCAGCCTGAGCATTTCCCGCAGTTCCTCGTCATCGACGCCGGCTACCACGCTCTCGAACTTGTCGTCCATGCTGTACAGGTCGGACACCTCGTGATGGGTGTCCCTCGGCTCGTACGTGACGGTGCCGACGTTCTGCGAGTAGTCCTCCGACAGCTCCTCGACCTCGCCGCCGTCCCCCAGCTCGAACCCGAAGTCGTCGAAATCAAGGCCAGTGGTAGCTTCCAGCTCGTGCAGCTCGGGCAGTAGCACCTCGTAATCGAAGTCGCTGTTGAGCGTTGTCTGGTTGTGGACGTGCGTGTAAGCCCGCCTCTGCTCGTCTGACAGGTGGTCTAGGTAGATGACGGGTGCAACATCATGTCCGAGCTTTTTGAGGGCCAGGAGCCGTCCATGGCCCTCCACGATCTCGGGATCGCCCTCGGCGTTGTGCCATACGGCGATAGGATCGCAGTTGCCGAACTCCTCGATGCTCGCGGCGATGGTGTCGACCTGCGACGCGCTGTGCTCCTTGGCGTTGCGCGCGTAAGGCACGAGGTCGGCAACGGGCAGTTCGTATATCTTGAGTTCTGGTTGCTCCTTCATGCGCGGAATCCCCTTTCGTCGATAGGGTAATTCTGCGCTCGGTGTCACAAACGAAAGCCGCCCCGAAGGGCGGCTACGAACAGCAACACATGAGGCGATCTATTGCGCCAGCTGCTTAAGCGCGAACCGGGCATTGCCGGTAGGTTGGCGCTTGCCCATGCTACGCCTCCTCCGAGAGTACGTAGCGCAGGGATTCCATACGGCCTTCGAGACCGATGAGATCCATGAACGTGGCCTCGTTCATGGATTGAGCGCCTCGGATGGAGCCGACGATCTTCGCTGCAGCTTCGCTAGGCTCCTCATCGCTGCATTCCGCAAGGACCTTGCAAAGATCAGCGGCCCTGCTAGCAAGCGTTTTGCAGCACGCGTCGATCTGGTCTTGCACGGACTCGATCTCGTCAGTGACGGCCTTGGTGTCGATCATGGTACAATCCTCTCGTGCTTCCGAAGCCGGGCCGGCAAGCTGTGGGCTTCGGGGTATCCGGGGCCGGGGGTTTCATCCCCCGGCCTGTCCATTTCCTAGCCTATCGTCTGCCGGTACCGCTCGATGATGGAATCGATCTCGGCTTCGGCCTCCTCGCTCACCCCCAGCTTCTTGATCCTCTCGAGATCGGCGATCACCGCTCGCAGATGATCGTAATACTGCTTGTCGGTCATACCCTGTTCCTCCATCTTTCTCCTCCCGGTAAGAGCCTTTCCCTTACCTGATGACTATATTATAATATATATTCATCAGGCTGTAAATCATTTGTTCGATATTTTTTCGCGTATAATTTCCTTGAGAAGCTCCGTATAGTTCGGGGCGTTCTCAAGGTACTCGATGATGTCGGCGTCGGTTTCCTTGTTGCATTGCAGCGTGAATCGCCTGGTATGGTTCTTGATGTAGGTATTGGTCGCCTTGACCTGGGACGGCTTTGCCATGTGCGCACCTCCTTAGATATTATTATAATATATCACGCGCCGTCGCTCGTGTACATATGCGGAGCGCGGCACGCTGGAATAAGCGTGCCGCGCCCGAAAGGAGGTGCCGGGGAGCCACCCGTCCGGCACCTGCCATTATCCGTTACGCGTCACAAACATAGCGAACTCCCAGCAGATGTAGGCCGTCGCGCCAAGCACTCCGACGGCAAGCGCAACCGCAGCGACGCACCCGCAGCACCCGGACGGCTCGCGCGTCGAGTAGTGCGCGCTCACCGGAACACCGCCAGCCCGCAACGCTCGCACTTGTGCTGAAGCTCGTGCAAGCCCCCGCTGCGGAACCAGCCCATGGGCACGAGCTCTCCTCCGCACAGCGGGCACTCGTGCTTTCTCATGCTCCCAGCATCGGGATCGACGAGGAGGGGCAGCCCTGCTCCGACCGCGCTCACGTAACGCTCTTTGACGATGCTCGCGCTCGATCCCGCGACGTTGGCGACCTTGAATCTACAGCTCATCGAATCACCCCCAACCTCCGAAGACGCGACGCGTAGCATTTGCTCTCGTCACCTGCGTCCGGCATCTCGTCGGGATGGCGGGAGTCCCACTCCAGGATCTCGTCCGGCATGCCGAGCGCAACCTGCTCGACGCTGTCGCCGCGCTTGCGGTAGCACGCCGGCGAGGAGCATTCGGCGCACGTCCCGCACGTCCTCGGCCGCCACGACATGCCCCCGAACTCAGGCGGCACGCTGCACTCGTCGCCGTCCTCAACCGCCCACGTGGTCACGTCGCAGTAGTAACTGGCCTTGCGGGCGCACGTCCCGCACGTCATCTCCGCGACGCGGACGTTCTGCCCGTCGTCTCTCAGTATCGTCATCTCCATTCAGCGCTCCTCTCCACTCTTATCGTCCCGCATTCGACGCTCACCGCCACGCCGGCCTCGTCCGACAGCCACTCGTGCAGGTCGGCCAGCGTGACGTAGCCGCGCTCGAAGCTGTCGTACAAGTCCAGGATCAGGTCGGCCATGGCCTCCACGCGCCCTGAGTCGTCGAGGCCGTCGAAGCGGTCGAACTTGTCGTGCACGACCATCATCGGCAGGGCGAGCATCAGCGCGAAAGCCCGGGCTATGGCCGCGTCCGCCGCCTCCTTCTTGAGCCCGTCGATCTGCGACTGCGTGAGGTTGTAGACCGGCTCGCGGCCCTTGATCCCGGCTGCTCGCCTAGCGGCCCTGCTCACGGAGATCACCGCCCTTTGGCGCGTAGTGCTCGCACTTGCCACACAGGTAGTAGTTGCTCACGCCCCGTCCACCTCCTCGATCACGGCGCGACACGGAAAGCCGACGCGCTCGCAATCCTCGTCGACCGATCCCTGCCGCCACGCGCATTTGCTCTGATAGACGTACTTGTTGCATACGCATTGCAGGCTCAGCGCCTTGGCCCTATACCTGTCCCGCTCGGCCTCCGCTCGGAGCATCGCGCGCCGGTCGCGCGCCGACGACATCCTGGCCCGCTCGTACAGCCTCTGCTTGGATTCGGCGGCGCGCCTCCACTCGTCCCGCTCGGCCTCCGCCTTGCGCAGCATGTCGCAGCTGCACCAAGCGG